TAATCTAGGTAATCTAGGTAATCAATATAATCCAGATAATCCAGATAATCCAGGTAATCAATATAATCAAAATAATTTAGATAATCAAAAATTACTTGATGATACAAATGATCAAGATATGCCTAGAAAAGCAGCTAATGTTGAAAAAATTGTTAATATGGATCAACAAAACAATTTTGAGACTGAGAAAAAACGTCTAGAAAAAATGAAAAAAGAACTAAAAAGAAAACTAAGAAATGTTGATTCTGTTAAAAAAACAAAATATGAAATTCTCGTAAACATATTAGATTATTCTCATAAATCCATCACAGATTATCGATACTTTCATTTTGATTTTATTGGTAAATATATTCGTCCATATGTAAAGTACATTGATTCATGGATAGATAATCCTGATTTTCAACCAATTTTGGAAAAATATAAAAATGATTTAACCACATATGAAAATAAAAAAAATCTATCGGTTCAAAAAGCAGAAAATTTCCAAACAAGTTTTACACAAATTTTAGAACAAGGACTTCAAAAACTTCAATTTGAAAAAGGTGAATTAGATGTTCAACAAATATATATCACAGAATTAGAACAATTTAACGTAGAATTTAGCTTTATAACAGAAAAAATAAAGTTGTACTATATTCGTGGTGTTTTACTGAAACAAATAGCTTTTGATCGGGAAACAATAATGCTTTATTTTTTAAAAATCATAAATTTTGCGTGTTTACTATTTTCTGTATACATAACTGAAAACATATTTAAACTTAGATGTTCTGAAGGATTTGATGCAGATCCTCCAAATTTATACTACTTTGTATTGATGACTTATGGAATATATACATCTTTTATTCTTATGGTATTGACACTCTTAATTTTGTCGTCATTCTTGTTTCATAAACCTCCTCATAGTAAAATCGTGAATACAAATTTTATTATCTATTATCTCAAAGACTTTCTTTCTTCCCTTTCTTTACACTTAGCATTTTCTATGATTTATGCTTACTCTGTACAAAAGAAACGTTATTTTAGATACAAATTGGAAAGTTTTCGTGGAATAAAAAGCATGACTGATTTTATAATATTAATTGCCATTATCATATTTGTTTTCCCGTATTTTACTCTATTTTGGTCTCATTCATGATGATTAATATATCTTCAATATATTGTACTACATATACAATACAAAATTAATATGGAGTTGTTTTTCTTCTTTTTTTATATTTTTTTTCTATAAGAATATATTTTTCTAAATAAAATGAATATATCAAACTCTACAGAAACAGAACTAACAAAAGATGATATTAAAAATTTAATTAAAAACATAAATAAAAATGTACTCCAAAATATTATTAATAAAGATGATATTAATGAGTCAATTGATATAATTCATGAAGATATACTCCAAAAAACTAATATTGATGAAAATGATTATAATTTCGATTTTGTTAAAGACAAAATTAATAATTATGGATTTGTTTTATTTAAACCAATAAATGGTCAAAATAATGATAAATCAAATAATACAAATCAGTTATATTCTATATTAAACAACATTATAAATAGTAAAAATAGTAATAGAATGAAATTAAAAGAAGGTATTTCTTTAATAATCAACGAGATAATTCAATTTAATAAACATATAAACCAAATTAAAAGTGGCGATCAAGTAGATCAAGTAAAAATAAATAAAGGGATTCAAACATATTTGATAGAAGTAATGAATGAATATGGCTTACAACAAGATGAAAATCCATATTTATTAAATTTGAGTGAATCTAAAAATGAAACTTTTAAAAATTTAATAAGTTCAGAATTACAAGAAAAATTAAGCTTATTTTTTAAAGATTTGAATTTCTTGAAGCATTATAAAATAAATGAAATAATAAAAGATTTTCAAAGTATTTTAACAAAACAAGAAGAAGAAAAACAAAAACAACAAGAAATACAAGAAATACAAGGAAAAGAAAATATTATTCTATTTTTTAAAAACTTGAAATGTTTTTTTTGTTACTTAACAATTATTCCAGATATCACTTATACAAGAGGTCCTACTAAAAAAAACATCACAAATCAATTTTATACATATTATAATGAATCAATAAAAAAATTTGATGAGAGCGATCTTTCTCAAATTGATTTGTTTGAAATTGAGAAAAAGCTTGATTTGAGCCAATACTTGTCAACTAAGGAACAAGAAAACGATGAAAATTATCAACAACAATTTTCTGCTTATAAAGTATTTACTAATATTAATTTTAAAAATTTTCAAAATTTCGACTCAAACACATTAAATAATGAATTCAATAATTTTTTTAAAAAATTTTTTAAAAAATATAAAATAATAGAACAAAAAGTAAATAAACAATTAAAAATAATAGAAAAGATTTATTATTGTGTAAAAGATATTTTTGAAATAAATATATTTGATGAAACAAAATTTAAAACACTATTACCAGAAATACAAGAAATTGAAAATAACTTTATAATCAATTATCATATTAATCAAACTGGTGGTGGTAATGATGATGGTTCAAGAAATACTATTAAGAATATTAATGATATTGATGATTTACAAACATATTTTAATAATATGAAAAAAAGATTTCAAGACAAATTAAATAATTTATTTTTGAAAAAGGGGTTTGAAATATTAATGAAAAAAGTAATTGAAAAAGGTATTGATACTCAACACATACAAGATTTTCCTGTAAAGTATAATGAGTTTCTAGAAGAATTTAATTCTAATAATAAAGATAAAAATAAAAAAGAAAGGATAACATATTTGAATAATTTAGTAAAGAATGATGAAACATTTCGAAAATTGAATGAAATTTCACATAATAATAATGATGATCTTGGTTCTGCTTTGACCGAAGCTGCTAGAGCGACAATTACACCTAGTAATCCATTTAATAACAATAATATTAAAAATGATGCAGTTGTTAACAGTGATCGTGATCGTGATCGTGATATAAAAAAAGGTAAAAATATTCAAAGTATTATAGATAGAACTTTACAAGATTCACGATTTGATTATAATAAGTCCATTTATGATGATAGTGGCGATAAAGAAAAAGATGATGATCGATTGAATTTTAACAGTAATATCGAAGCAGCAAATGAGCTTATTCGACAGATGACAAGACTTCATTCTACTGTTAGATCTCGTTTAAAAGATGAAGATATTCATACTCTAAAATCTTTTTCTACAAATGAATCTAGTAAAGACAATTTTATAAAAGATAAAGAAAGAGAAAGAGAAAAAGATAAAGAAAGAGAAAAAGAAAGAGAAAGAGAAAAAGAAAGAGGACGAGAAAAATCAACAATTTTTACAAATCAAAAAGGGGGATATACTGACGAGATAGAAGAAAAAGCAAGAAGTATTTTTCAAAATCTCAGATATAACAGTTATAATAATTATTCTACAATTAAAACCTACAATTTAGAAAAACTTGAAGAATTAAAATCATATTTAGAAATTCTCTTTGAAGGTTCATCTTTATCATCATCACATGAAGATAATTATGAAAGATTTATGAAAAAACTTGACGAAATAATAGAAGAAAAAAATAGCAGAAATGTAATGAGCAATCAAAAAGAATTTTTACACAAAGATAGAGAAAATGATCAAGAACAAGAAATAAAAAGAAGACGTTTAGAAAAAGAACGAGAAGAATATGATAAAAAATCACCTGTCAATCAACTCAGATTTATTGAAGATTTGATAGTTTACAATGGAAAAGAAATGGAAAAATTAAGAACACAAATTATAGAGATAGAAACAGGTATTTTCAATATAGGAAAAAAGTTGGAAAGCGAACAATTCAGAGATGAACGTATAAATATGCAAAATTATTCGGATCGATTATTATCAAAAATGAGAATGCTTTTAAATGAGGCCAGAGATTTATATGATCAATGGTCGATGCGTATGAAAAAAATGGATAAAGGCGATGAATTTAACTTGAAAGCTTGGGAAAGAAACTTGGAACGTATGGAAGAGGAAGTCAAACAAAGAAAAGCTGAATTAGATGAAATGACAACATGTTACAAACCTTTAGAATATATACAAAAATCGTTTATTCCAAAATTTAATTATGATGTTATTGACAAAATAAATCTTCATATTGATAATTTTAATTCTTCTCTAGATATGATGGAAACGAGTATTATAAAGGATTTTGTAAGATTAACAAATGGATTTTTAGATCAATTTCAGCATCAGAAAAAACGTACAGATAAACTTAATGAAGACATGATTACTAAACGTTTAAGAGCATCTAAAACACAAAAAGGATTATTTGATGATGATGTAGATGAAGTTGATCAAGAAGTTTTTCAAAATAATTATGATTTGGATGAACAATTTTTGCAACAAAAGAAAATTGATCGCTATAAAAAGTACCAAAAAGAAGAAAAACAAAAAGAAGAAAATAATAAATTTATTCAAATTGGCGGGGGATATAATGATCAATTTTCCGAACAAAGCGAAACTTTATCTATATCAACACATAAATCATCAGAATACCCTATTACTAAAAATGAAATATATGATGATTTATCTGATTATTCTGCTTCTCAGGATATGATTTATCAAAAAGGAGGAACTTTAAATACAGAAAATATAGAAAAATTTCTTAATTTTTCAATTTATTTTAACCATTTAATTGAAGCTTTTTATGAATATGTCGACATTATTAATCAAATAATCACACTACATAATTTGAAAATAAAAAATAATAAAAAAGAAAATGAAACAATTTTAGATTCTATACATTCAGATAAGAAAAGGATTATTACAGATAAAATAGTTAACGTTTTGACAGATGAAAGAAAAACAGGATTGAAAGGATTAGGAAGAACGTTATTGAATTGGAATAAGAACTTTGGTTATTTGAAAGCCCAAAATGATGATATTTCAACAATTATTAATCAAATAGAAAAAACTTATTATGAAATTGTTCGTAAAATAAATAAAATAAACATTCGACAGTTAATTGATGAATTGGATCTTAAAAATATGTTTGGCAAATTTTTAACAAATTTAGAATCTTTATTTTATAACATAAAAAATAGTAATATAATTAAAAATGAACAATATTTTAAAAATTTCATGAAAAATTCTAATGATACACATAAAGATAAATATACTAAACATTCTCATGAAATAGATAATAGGGTAATAAATAATGAATCAAAAACATATCTTGAAAATTTAATAAAACATGAAGAAGATAAATTACGTGATAATAACAAAAAAATATCTCAAAGAGTAAGTACTCAAGATAATAATAAAAAAGAAAATAAACAACAAGAACAACAAGAACAACAAGAACAACAAAGAATAAGAGAACGAGGGCCGATAACTCTAGATGAACTTAATTTTTTATCAAGTCCTATGAAAAATAATAGATCTAAACTTTTCAATAGTTTAGGGGAACAATATCACCCTTATTTGGATGTTTATGAAAATTTGAGGAACGAACCTCAAATAAAATCTGATATAGAAAAAAAAGATAATGATGCATATAACCGTGCATTAGATAATCGTCCATTTAATAGGGATAATAATGTTTTCAGGTATGATCATCGTAGAGAAAAATTATTTAGAAAGTTTTATAATGAAACTCTTAATTTAACGCGTAAATTTCTCAAAAAGTATCATCAGCGTCATTTTGATTTTATGACAAAAATTTTAAGGAAAAAACTTAAATATATCAACAATTGGAAAAATCAACCCTGAATTAAAAAAATTACTTCAACCTTATAGAGAACAATAGATCGTTTAAATAAGCGTTTTACTCAATTGTCAACAAGATCAGATAAATTTATTATGAAGGATTTTATGGAAGTATTAAATAAACAAGTAGGAGGTTTTGATTTAAGACAAATAGTAGATCCAAATGAGAGAGTACAATTTATAGATAAAGCCAATGTTTTAAGAAATGATTTAGATATGTATAATACATATATTCAAGAGTATTATAATGAAAGAATTACAATAAGTGATATAATATTTGATCGTCAATTTATAGGATTATATGGTATAAAAGTGATTAGTTTTATATTGTTCTATTATACTGTGATAGAAACGGAAAAGAGAGTATTATATGATTATTCTATGCGCACAAATATATTTCAAGGTCCCCCTCGTTTAATAAAATATCCATTATATGTTTTTGGTATTCATTTTGTATTATATAGTTTGCTTTTTGTCATTTTATTTGTACTATATTATCTTTATAAGAAGAATACAAATACATTTGTGATTGATGACTATTTTCTTCGTTGTGTAATTGTTGATTATATTACATTAGTGATATTATCTTTATTATTGTCTTTGTTAAGTTCTACAGTAATTCAAAAGAAGGAATATTTTAGGTATAATACAGAGGGGATGCGTGCTATTCGTATCCAATCACAATTAATGATAACACTTTATGGTTTATTTTCTATATGTCCATTTTTCTATTATTTATAAATATAAAAAGATGAAAAAAAATCAATTTATTTCTGTTTCTTTTTCAGTAGCAGAGAAAAATGCATTAATAGAAAGACTTAATACTAAAAATAAAAGTTGGAGTGATTACATCAAAAAAATCAATAAAACTTATATGAAAAAACATGTTTTATCTTTGCGATATAAGATTATTTTATATATCAAATCAATGATTACAGATCTAAAAGATTTTGTCGATATAAGACACCCAAATATAGAATCAGGATCTTTCAACCAATCGGATAAAAGTAATGAGGAGAGTAAGAATAGGGAGGGAAATCTGGAAAATTCTCAATATATCAAGAGTGATAATAAGAATATGAAGTATATAAAATATTCTAAAATCAAAAATAAAGCCATTTTTATACTCGATTTTGGAAGTGTGAATCCTACATCAAATAGTGATCTTACATTGATGAATTTCAAATCGATTAAAATTATCGATAAAATTATAGATAAAATAAATGAAGAAATTGTACCCAAATTGGGAATAAAATATAGTTTTACAAGGCAAAAATTGAGCAAAATATTTGATATAAATTTTTTTGTGAATTCTTTCTTATTTGTGAAAGATGGGTATCTTGTACTTATGCATTGTGATGATGAAGATATTCGTAAAAAACAAAGATTGCATTCAAAATACAGAATACAGAATACAGAAAGTATAAAACATATAAAACATATAAAACCAAAAACGGACTTAGAGAAGATCATTCTAGAAAGAAATGCATTAATAAAGAAAGATGATTGTCTTGCTATCGAATTGACAAGTAAAATCACTTATTTTGTGAGTGATGCATATCATTCTCAAGGAGCATTTACTCATGTTTTATTAGAAATTCAACATGGTAAAAATGGTAATACATTGGGAATGAGAGTAAGTGATTATTTAGATTCATGTTTTGATAATTTGGGTTTGTTGAAAAATAATATTGTATATAAAAGTAGGAATATAGATAAATACGTGAATAAATATTGTACAAGAATAGTACATGCTTTGAAGCGGATAAATGAAGAAAAAAAGGATTTAGAATTATATATTTTAGAAATTGTGAAATATATCAATGAAAATACGGAATATAATAAAGAGATAAAATATTTACCTTATTCTATAGGAAAATATTCAGATATAAAAAAGAAAGAAAATAATGAAAAAGAGGATTTTTTGCAATTTTTCCATTCGAGAACTCAGCATTTCAATATTCGAGGAAGAAAACTAAAATCAAATATAAGTAAAAAATTATTTGTTCGAAATATTTATGAAAAACTACTTTCATTGGAAAAAAAGTGTGATATGAATAATTTATAATTTTATTAATTTATTTATTTATTTGATTTAGAATATTTGTGAAATAATCGTGTATTTTATCACTCGTATTATATACCCAAAATTTGTGAATACCAAGTGCATCTCTATTATAAACCTGTTCTATACCAAAATAAGATGCTGTTTTTTCATCGGGTACTTTAATTTCTTCTGGTTTTTCTATGTTTTTTTGTTTTATTTTTTTGTTGATTTTATCGATACACATGATAAAATAAACATCTTCTTGTACAGGTTGAAGCATTGAGTTAAACAAAAGATTTTTTTCTTTTTGATAATTTTCACATATATACAACATTGTTTTAACTGTTCTCAATGATAAACCACCGTTACCTACATACATTTTATCAATATAAGGTTGTAATTGATCATTAGATTCGCATCGAAGCCATGGAGGTCCTACATAATCAAAATTTATAAAGTTATCTTCTAATCCTTTTTTGAGTATCATGCTATCATCTTGAATAACAAGAGTTTTTATATATCCTAGTTTGTCTAATTCTTTCCATGTTTTCTCACTTTTCATAATAGTATTATAACCATCTATATTCATTTTATTTTCTGAAATGATACTATTATGTATATTTAAAAAACGAATATTATGTCCTAAATATGAACGATAAAAATTTTTGTTTTCATCAGATGTTAAGATGACAATATCCCATTGATTTTTATTAAGATTAGCTAATGTTATAGCAATAGAAATAACTCCTAAAATATTAGGTCTTGTGTCTATATAAAAAATACAATATGGTTTTATAGATACATCATTATTATAAGAAGATACATTGATAATGATATTATTTTGAATAATATATTTATAGATAAAAGATTTAGCATATAAGAATGTTTTAGAGAAATGATTTTCACGACCTGTTTTGGCAGTAATTAATTTGATAATATTAAGAATATAATCTTTAAGAACGTTTATTTCAGATGGGACAAATATAGAATTTTTATATGTATTCAAATAAGCTTGAATATAATCATTATTCTGATGAGAGGAAGAGTGCATCCAATAGAAAACAAAGATATTTCTATAATTGATAATTTGTGTATGATATAATATATTATCTGTTGTTAATGAATGTATACATATTTGTTGATAAGGATTTTGAAAATGAAATGCTTTTTCAGGAAGATGACCGTTAATTGTATCTGATATTTCTGGATTTATCCAAAAAATATGGCCTAAAATACGAGGAACACATGCATCAAACACAAATGAATATTCACTGAAATTACCTTCTTTCACACTTTTTTCATCTGAATGGGATGTAATGGGCAGAAATGGACAGTTATTAAATGTTTCTGAACGACACCCAAAATAAATAATATCTTCTTTGGTGTAATATTGTAAGAGAGAATTATAAATATCATGTGATAAATTGGATTGTTTCTGTGAAAAAGATATAATAACGGGTTTTAAAAAAATGGTACGTAAGAAATAATAATCTTGAATAATTTGATATTGAATTGCTTCTATAGGATTAATAGCATACCAATCTTCTAATTTAATAAGATCATCTTGTGGATAAAGAATGAATTGTGTGTAAATATTTTGATATAATAATTGATCTTTGTTTATTAATGATTTAGCATCACTATAAAATTGTTCTTCATTTTTTGAAATTGAATGAATAAGATTTTGATACAATTTATATAATGATTCTCCTGTAATATCTTCTTTTTTAATACATTTTGGAGAATTCATAAATTTTATATAAGGTAATAAACGATTAATCAATTTTTCTTCAAGAATAGATTTAATATTAGATTCATCTTTTATTTTTTCTATAAATACATTAGTTTTTTCGTGATAATTTGAACCAGGTTTTCCAATGTACTTAAAGAAAGTTTTTTCATGAATGAAAGAATAAATATAATCTACTTCTGATTTGACAAAATTTATATCTATTTCTTTTTCTTGACTCGATATTACTTTTGAATGTAGAAATCGAAAATAACTTTTATATACATTATAAACAATGCATTTATTAGGATAAATACCAAAACATTGATACCATATATGAGTGAATAGCAGAGAAAACCTTATTTGTGCATTATGATAAATACGTTCATAAATTAATGATTGTGCATCTAAATCGAATAAACTATTTATATCTTTTATACAAGATATATCTGGGATGTCAAATAATTCACATAAAAATCCTTTCATATTAAATATATTTTTTGGATTTAAAACTACTTTTTTAAGAAGAAAAAATAAGTTGTGTAAATACGAATAGGATTTATAAAATAAAAATGTAAATTTTGAAAAAATTAGAAAAATTGATAATACAACTTAATAAATAATAATATGATAAGTTTATTTTGATCTAATCATCTGAAGATTATTATCTAAATGTCATTTTCTAAAGCTACAGATTTACCTAAAGATTGTATTCGTCAAATTTTAGCATATTGTGAAACTTCTCCTGATTTTATAAATAGTGTATTGGCATTATCTTCTAAAAAATCAGTACATGATATTATAGGACGACAGGGAAAAATAAATTTTAATCTTACTTATAATGAAATAAATGATACATTTTCATTTACTTTAGAAGAAGTAAATAATCTTCTAAATATTGATTTTCTCACGAGTGTCAACTTTTGTATCGATGAAAAAGTTTTAAAGCAAAAACATTTGGGTAACTTTTCTCAAACGGAAATTAAGATTATGAATAATTTGATTGATACATTACAAAGAGTTGTATTTCCTTTATGTATTTCACGACAATTATTATTTACAGGACGTATCAATATTTCATTTTTCGGTTTATCAGATCACTTTGAATCAATGATTAGATATAAAGAATTTGATTCATTAATCGATTGTACATTAATTACTTATTATCACTTCCTGAAAGAAGCAATTGATGCTTCATCATACCTTTCACATCAAAATTTATCGTTTCAGATAAATTCTTTTGATGTTGATCTAGAGAAAAAGAGTGCTTTTCTTTGGAAAGATAAGATATACCTGTATAATTATCCTCTGGTAAATGTTCAATATATGATTGAAAATAAATTGAAATTTATTATGAAAAGATTACCAGAAGTAAAGATTATTGAATATCATGAAGATTCATTAGATGATATTGCAAAAAGTGGAGCAAATATCTGTTTAGAACGGAAATTTGATGATTCATTTCATCACACCATTTACTTTGATTTGCTTTCTGAATGGAATATCTTTACTATCCAAGACTATTTTGATAGAACAAAAAAATTATCTAATGAGAAAATTTTTATAAAATCTGGTTTTATATTTATTGATATATTCTCTGTTTATAAAAATACGTTTATCAATCGTATGATCAGAAGAAAAAATATTGTATTTGAAAGTGATGTAATTGAGATTTTTATAATGATACCTGATTCTTATAAAATATCAAGACAATTATCGAAAGATATTTTAAACTTTTTATATGATATACAAGAAAATTCTAATACAGAAAAAATATATGTAATATTGGGATTATACAATTCACCAATTCTTTCTGACAATATAAACATTGGTACAAATTCTAAACTTATAAACGAAGATATAGTAAATTTATGTGAACAAATAGGAGAAGATAATTTTGTGAACGCTTATTATTTTCCTGATAAAATTGAATGCTTCAAGCCTACATTTGGTTTTCTTCAAAATATTTTGACCAAACTTGAAAGTTTTACGAATGAATTTGAACCAAATTTTCAAAACAGTAGTAGAAAAGAGAAAGATTGTGATGATTTGGCAGAAATAGAATTTATAAGTCTACAACATTTTACAAAAAAGATCTTTTCTAGTCATCCAAAATCAAAAAGATATTTTTGAAATAATCTTATAAACTTTTTTTTATTCTGATGGATCATATGTACTCATTGGAATTGTGTCACAAACAACAGTAGTACATTTATCTATTGTATCTGTAATAATTAGACTCATTGCATTTATATTTTTATTGTAAATATCTGTTTTTGTATCATGATTTTCTTTTTTATATTCGTCAAAATTAATTAATAATGGATAAAGTCTATTGATATGTCCTCTTTCATATATTTCTTGTTCAAGAGAAGATGAAATTTTTATATCTTTTTTGCCTAAAATTGATTCAAGATACAATAGAAGATTATAAGTCATTTCTGTAGAATAATAATGATTGCTTTGAGAAATAGCATCATAAAATCCTTTTACATAGGGATAAGATGTACAATAAAATTCATTAGGAAGTTGTCTTCCTTTAGAAAACAAAGGATTTTTTTCGATATGTATCATAAATTTTGCTAAATGAGATGATCGAACAATAATTTTTGTAATATTAGAAAATGGTATGGTTTCTTCAAAGATATCTAAATCTTCATATTTATCTTGATCTAATCCATCATATACATCGTAAAAAGATTGAAGATAAAATCCTAAAGATGTTTGTAAGCATTGTTTCAGCTTCTGATAATATTTTCCACTTGTATCACAATAAAACTGAACATGCATGAAATCATTTTGTGATTTACCTTCTTGAAAATCTTTTGTATAAAACGTAGATCCGCAAGTCAGAAAGGCTCCTAAAACAAAACCATGAGTATATCCAAATACATTTCCTTGTGCATCCATAATATTTCTTGGAAGTTCATAATGAGGGTCAAATAATACAACATTAATATTTTTATCTTCAAATACATGTTTATCTTTTTTATTTCCTACGTTTTCTTCCATCAAATAATATACACGTTTCCATTCTTTAAGATTGTTCTTATGATCATGTTGTGTCAAAATATAATTAAATTGTGGAATCACTATATCTATACGACTACGTCTCGTTCTTAAAAAACATAAATCTGTAGCGTTTGAAAAAGGGGAGTTTGAGATTAGATCTAGTACCTTTTTGCTAATAATATAATTATCAATATGATCGATATATTTGACTGTTTGCGGTTGTCCATTTGCATCTAATATACGATCATGAATTTGAATATCTTTGATAGATTTATATTTTCCTGATGATAAGAGTATGTTTTGATGTGTTGAAACAAAGCAAGGTAATGGTGATTTTGTTTTTTGTATGGGGAATACTTTGGAATATTGTGCTTTGAAAAATGTAGAAATACTTTTAATATTTTTATATAAATGAGAAGAAAATATTTCACTTTTTTTCCATAGATTTATTTGTCTGATATTGTCATCAATTGATCGATTGGTATAATTTTCTTTTATGCTTTGATATTTGTATAAATTATTTCTTTGTTGATGATTCTCATTATATTGATTGCGTTTAGTTGTCATACTTTTAGAAGATATTAGTTTCATGTTTTATAAAATTAAATCGTTCTTATTGGATAAATATATTTAAAATAAAAACTCTCTTATATTATTTATTTTCTATTATTTTTTATTTTTTCTTATTTTGAATTATTTGTTTTCTAATTTTTTATTTCATTTGATTATTGGATTATATTGATATTTTACAATTTAGTATTTTTCTATTCATAGGCGTATATTGATTTTCCTCTTTTTGTCTCTTATAAGTATAAGAGTTTTTGAAAGTAAAAATGGTTTTTATAATAGATGCACAATTTATCATATTATACATTCTAAAAGTGATAAATGTAGGTTTTGCTTATTTAGGTTTATATTTATCTGAAAGGATATTTTCAGAGATTTATATGAAACGTGTTTATGCATTAGATGAACAACCTCCTCCATTATCTACATATATATGGTTATTTATTTTATTTCATGCCGCATTTAATCTGTTTATCTTGACAAGTTTAATGTTATTACTATTTATGTTCAAGACACCTGAAAATACATTTAGCATTAATTGGTATTTAATTCAAACATTCATAAAAGATTATGTTTTTATGATGATTATTTTCAGTATTATAGCATTTATTATTGCTCATTTAATGCAACAAAAACGATATTTTAGATACAGAACGGAAGGATTACGTGCTATACGTGGATTTAAGGAAATATTGCAATATTGCGTTTTAATATTGTTTTTTATTCCTTATTTCTATTTTTTGATGTAAAATGGTTTGTTGATTATTTTGTGTAAATAAAGTAAAGGATTTTCTTTGTAAGATTTAATGACTCCTATAGATGTATTTATCATATTTATTATAACTATTCTTTTGATCTTATTTATAAAAAATCAATATGGTGAAGTAGAATACGTTAAATCTAAAATTGATAATAGATACTATATTGTGCGTAAATTTTCAGATAGTCAAGAAGCAGCAGATTATTTAGCTGATATAAATGCAAAATTGATAAAATTGGTGAGACATATGATGGCTAAATATGAAAAAAGTAAAGATGTTATGCAGTTGTACCAAAATTATAATCCAAATGCTATTTCTGAAGGAAGTGCTGATAGTGGATATACATCATATAGTTTTAATAAAGGTGAAAAATTAATATTATGTATTAGACAACAAGATCGTTCTTTTGTAGATAAAAATGTAGTTATGTATGTTGCTATACATGAATTAGGACACATAATGACAAAAGATGTTGGACATACAGATAACTTTTGGCAAAATTTTAAATTTTTATTGAAGGAAGCAATGGAATTGGGTCTTTATGAAAAAGTTGATTTCAATGATGATCCTCAAGACTATTGTGGAATAAAAATAACTAACTCGATTGTTTAATTTTATATGTTTTTCGATGTTTTTCGATGTTTTTTTCAGCAAATTACTTTATAATTGCATATCATAATATTTATTCATAAAAACAAAAATTTATAATTATAAAAGAAGTATTACTTTTGATGTACCAAAATAATTTAGATATAGAGGTAATTCAATATGCAATTACAAATAATACAAAAAATAAAAATGATGAAATAAAAGATAAGAAAGGTGATAAAGATATTGTTAAAAAACAAAGATTTATTTTTCCCAAAAATGCAAATAGTAATTTAAAAGAAAAAGAAAATGATGATAAAATAATTGTTCTAAATGAACCTTTATATTTGGATGATAATTTAGCATTTATTCACACAAAAATTAGTTCTTTAATGAATAAAAAACCAGTGTATATGTGGTATAATGTAATTATATCTTCTTTAAATGAAAAAGACTATCAAGATTTAAAAGATGTACTATGGGAATCATTTTGGATAAATCCAATTTATTCTAAAACTTATATTTCTTTACATAATTTGATAAAAAATGTTATCATCGATTTTAAAAATCATAAATTATCTGAAGAAGAACATAATAAACGCTTAGATGCAAAAATATGCAAAAAAAAGATAAATGAGTGGTTAAATGAATGGCTTGTAGATAATAAACAAAAAGATATAACTATAGAAATTCCAATTTTATTTACATTTAAACATGAATCTGTAAATTCAAGTTCTATCAATAATATATATACATTTCGTAATAAAACACAATTTGATAATTTGAAACAATCGTTTTTATATCCTATAAATCCATTATCATTGAATCATCAAAAAAATGATAAAGAATTAAAAGAAATATTCAATAATTTTGAGCATTTATCATTTGGACAACAATACTCATCATATAATGTCATTCCATTTACATCAACATTATTAGAACATTTAGTGATTTCTTTTAATAATAAGTTAATAATACATACTATAACATCAGATGATTTGAGAAGATATTTGACATTAATTAAAGATATAGATAAAGATATATTATCAAATATTTTCCAAACATATTTTCCAGATGGTTTTTATAAAAGTCAATATCTTCCACTTTATTCTTACCAAACCGTTAAAAATATAAATTATCGTATGCAACAATTTGAAAGAGAAAGACATAATGTTGAGAAAGAGAAAGAGA